CAGGTGGATTTAGAGAAGGTGCTGGTAGACCAAAAGGTTCTTTAAACGAAAAGTCTAAAGCAGTGCAAGAAAAATTAGAAGCATTAGGTTGTGATCCAATAGAAGCATTGGCTAATATATCTATGGACGTAAATAATACACCTGAATTAAGATTTCAAGCAAACAAAGAATTAGCTCAATACGTAGCACCTAAACGTAAAGCTGTAGAATTAGATGGTACATTAGATGGTGGATTTAATGTTAACGTATTAAGTTTTGCAGAGAGCAAAGAAGAAAAAGAAGAATAACATATGGATATAACGGTCCCTTATGATTGGAGACCTCGTGATTATCAACTGCACCTTTGGAACTATTTAGAAAAAGGTGGCAAGAGAGCCGTAGCAGTTTGGCATAGACGAGCAGGAAAAGATTTACTTGCAGTGAATTGGTGTGCAACAGCTGCTATTAAACGTAAAGGTTTATACTGGCATTTATTACCTACATATAACCAAGGAAGAAAAATTATATGGGATGGTATGACTAAAGATGGTAAAGCATTTTTAGAAGCATTTCCAAAGCCACTATGGGGAGCAGTTAATAATACTGATATGAGATTAGAACTTAAAAATGGTTCTATCTATCAAGTTGTTGGAACAGATAACGTGGACCGATTAGTTGGGTCCAATCCTGTTGGTGTTGTTTTTTCTGAGTACTCACTTCAAGACCCACGAGCCTGGGATCTGATAAGACCTATCCTTGCAGAGAATGGCGGTTGGGCAGTTTTCATTTATACAGCTAGAGGAAGAAACCATGGCTATGATATGTTTAATATGGCTTCTAAAAACGAACGATGGTTTAGTCAACGACTTACGATTGAAGATACGAAGGTTATTGGTCAAGATGCGATCGAAGAAGAACGAGACGCAGGAATGCCAGATGAACTAATACAGCAAGAGTTTTATTGCAGCTTTGATGCACCATTAGTTGGTTCATATTATGGTAATTTAATGGCTAGAGCTTTAGCAGACGGAAGAATTGATAAGGTTCCATATGAGCCTAGATTAGAGGTTCATACCGCTTGGGACTTAGGTATGGGTGATAGTACTAGTGTAATCTTCTTTCAACAATTTGGTAAAGAATATCGGATAATAGATTACTATGAGAACCAAGGAGAGGGCATGTCCCATTATATTAAGGTTCTTAGAGAAAAGGATTATCTATATGGTAAACACATAGCACCTCATGATATCAAAGTTAGGGAAATGGGTACTGGTAAATCTAGATGGGAAGTAGCTAATGCACTAGGATTAAGGTTTACAATTTGCCCGAATGTGTTAATAGATGATGGTATAGAAGCTGCTAGGACGATAATTCCTAGGTGTTATTTCGATGAAAAACGATGTAATATACTAGTAGAAGCGTTAAGACAGTATCGTAAGGATTATGACGAAAAACGAAAAGTGTATCGTGATAAACCATTGCATGACTGGACAAGTCACGCTGCAGATGCCTTTAGGTACCTTGCATTGGGAACAAGGGATAATATTAACAAAGGCCGTAAGCTCCCAACTTACGCCGATGGTGAATACAACGTATTAGGAGGGTAACATATGGGAGGAGTATTTTCAAAACCCAAAGCGCCGCCACCACCACCACCGCCACCACCTACGCCGAGTCCGGCTGATGCTGCACCTGCTGCTGCTGATGCAAGACGACAAGCTAGTAAAAGATATGGTCGAAGACAGACTATATTGACTGGAGGAGCTGGAGTTGAGGATGAAGCGCAAATTGTTAAAAAAACTTTATTAGGAGCATAGATGTCAGACCTAGTTACTAGGATTATTACTAAACAGGAGTCTCTAAAAGGATTCCGGTCTCCTTGGGAAAATCTATGGCAGGATTGCGCTAATTACGTTAATCCTAACAGAGGTGATTTTTCTACTATTAGATATAGAGGAGATCAGTCAAGATATGATTTGATATATGATACAACTGCACCATTAGCAAATGAGCAGTTAGCATCAGGCCTGCATAGTTTCCTAACTTCACCCTCACAAAAATGGTTTACATTAAGAACATTTGATGATGACCTAAACAAAGAACTTGCTGTAAAAGAATGGTTAGATAAAGCAACAACTATTCTTTATGATCAAGTATTTAATCTTTCAACAAGTAATTTTAATAGTCAAGCACATGAATTATACTTAGATCTTGGTGCATTTGGTACTGGAGTTATGATGGTACAAGATATGCCAGGTAAAGGTATTGTTTTTAGAACTTTTCATCTAGCTGATTGTTATATACAAGAAAATGATTCAGGATTTGTTGATACATTATATAGAAAATATAAAAGAACTGCAAGACAATTATTAGAAAGATTTGGTGATGCTGTTCCTGAAAATGTTAAAAAAGTTGCAGAAAAAGACCCTTATAAAGAATTTGAAGTTATACATGCAGTAGAACCTTCTGAAACATATGGTGAGCCTTATAAGAACCCAACAAAGAAAAACTTTAAATCTTGTTATGTTTTAGTTGAAGAAAAAGCTTTGCTTGAAGAAGGAGGCTATGATGAATTTCCATACATGGTTCCTCGTTGGCAAAAAGTTGCAGGTGAGATATATGGTAGATCACCATCAATGACGTCTTTACCAGATATTAAAATGGTAAATACAATGATGAAAACTATTATTAAAGCTGCACAAAAAGTAACCGATCCCCCTTTACTTGTTCCTGATGATGGTTTCATACTCCCTGTGAGAACCGTGCCAGGTGGCTTAAACTTTTATAGATCTGGCACTCAGGACAAGATAGAACCATTAGTTACTAACGCTAGACCTGATATAGGTTTTGAGATACTACAAAATAGAAGAGAACATATTATGTCTGCATTCCATGTTGATTGGTTAAAAATGCCAGACCAAAAGGGTAGTCCTAATATGACAGCTACTGAAGTTGTAGCAAGACAAGAAGAAAAAATGAGATTAATGGGACCAATGGTTGGTAGATTACAAGTAGAATTTTTAGGTCCACTGATTCAAAGAGTATTTAAAATTATGTCAAGACAGAAAAAATTACCTGAATTACCATCTGTGTTGCAAGGTCAAGGTATGAAGATAGAATATACTTCTCCATTAGCAAGAGCACAAAAATCAGGTCAATTAATGACAGTTACAAGATTGTTTGAAAGTATGGTTCCATTATTTAATGTTAAACCTGATCTTTTAGATAATATGAATACTGATGAAACATTCAGATATTTCCATCATTTATTAGATGCTCCACCTCAGATACTAAATGATAAAGAATCAGTTGACCAAGAACGACAACAGCGAGCTGAGCAGCAACAAGCCATGATGGAGGCAGAACAAGCACAACAAGAAAGCCAATCAATGAAAAATGTTGCAGAAGCACAGCGAGCAAAACAACAAGGACTAAACATTGGCTAAGAAACCACTCGGGCTTGAAAAGCTCAACGAACATTATAAAAAGGTATTTACATCAAAAGATGGGGAAATTGTTTTATCTCATCTTTGTAAACAAGGATTCGTCTTTGAGACAACACATTGTCCAGGCGATGCCTACGAAACAGCTCACCGTGAAGGTATGAGACGTATCGTAGTTTCAATACTAAAGTTTCTCAATAAAAAACCTGAGGACTTTAAAAACATGATAAACATGGAGGCAATCAATGAGTGATGAAATAACTCAAACTGGGTCCGTTGTAACTGATGCGGGTAGCTCAGCTGCTCCTACACAAGATTGGAGAACTGCTATACCTGAAGATTTACGATCTGACCCTTCATTAACTGACATTAAAGATGTTGGTAACTTAGCTAAGAGCTATATAAATAGCCAAAAGCTAATAGGTAAAAATAGAATCTCTTTACCAGGAGAAGGTGCAACTGATCAAGAATGGGGCCAATTCTACGATAGTCTTGGCAGACCAGAAAAACCAGAGGCATATAATTTTGGTGAAAGACCTGCTATGGCTGAAGGTTTAGAATATGATGAACAATTTGAAGGTGCTTTTAAAAATTTAGCACATCAAGCTGGCTTAACATCTAACCAAGCTAAAACATTATTCGATGGTTATCACGAATATGTAAATGGTAAAGTAACATCAGAAGGCCAAGATTCTGCAGCACAAGCTGGTCAATGGGTAGACTCATTGAAAAAAGAATTTGGTAAAGCTTATGATGAACGAGTAGATTTAGCTCAAAGAGCCGTACAAACATATGGTTCTCCTGAGCTTAATGAATGGTTAGATAATACTGGTATGGGAAACAACCCTATGATAGTTAAGATGTTTGCTAAAATTGGCGAAGGTCTAGCTGAGGGAAGATCCGATGCTACTAGTCAACGTTCATTTACCATGACACCTGATCAAGCTAGACAAGAAATAGCTAGATATAACAGGGATAGTGATTTTATGCAAGCATATAATAGTGGAGACCATGCAGGACATGCAGAAGCAGTTTCTAAGATGAATAATCTGTTTCAATTAGCATATCCTGATGAAACTCCGATTAGCTAGTATAAAATAAGTATGTACGAATTTATTAACTAGTTATATAGTTAATAGAAGTGGGTAGCCGTAAAGGTCCACTCGTCGATGAAGGCAGAGACGTTAAATGCAAGTGAATGTCCAGATATTTGGGTAGCGTTCGCGATATAATAATAACAACGTAACACGGAGGCAAACATAGTATGTCTGTAAACATAACAACAGCTTTTGTAAACCAATACAGAGCTAACGTTGAGCACCTTTTACAACAAAAAGGTTCTAGACTTAGACCATTTGTAAGGGTTGAAACACAAAACGCTGAGTTTGAATACTATGATCGTATTGGAAGTGTAGACGCGGTAGAAGTTACTTCTAGACATTCTGACACTCCGCTTATTTCAACTCCTCATGACAGAAGACAAGTGTCATTGAGAGATTTTGACTGGGCGGACATGATTGACAGAACTGATAGAATCAGACTTTTAATCGACCCTGCATCTCCTTACGCGCAAAATGCCGCTTGGGCACTTGGCAGAAAGATGGACGATATCATCATTGATGCTGCTTTTGGAACTGCTTTAACAGGCAAAACTGGAAGCTCATCAGTGGCATTCCCATCTGCTGATCAAATTGCTGTTGACTACGTTGAGACTGGTTCCGCTGCGAACTCAGGTCTAACAATTGGTAAACTTAGAGAAGCAAAAAGACTCTTGGACTCAAATGAAGTTGATCCTTCAGATCCAAGATTCGTTGTTGTGACTTCTAAGCAAATCAATGACTTGTTGCAAACAACTGAAGTAACAAGCTCTGACTATAACTCAGTTAAAGCTTTGGTACAAGGTGATATCAACACGTTCATGGGTTTCAATTTCATTAGAACTGAAAGAGTAGGAACTGACTCATCTAGTTACAGAAGAGTAATCGCATATGCTAAGTCTGGGCTTCTTTTAGCCGTTGGTGCTGATGTACAAGTTGACATCGGTCCTAGACGTGACAAAAGAAATGCTACCCAAGTATACTGTTCTGCTTCTTTCGGGGCAACTCGAATGGAAGAGGGAAAAGTAATCGAAATCAAGTGTTCGGAAGCATAAGGAGATAGATAAATGGCTGTTACAACTCAGAAATCTACAGAGCACACTAACGCTACTGCTACTCCTGTGACTTTAAATCCTACAACAGATTATGCAGGAAGAGTAAGAATTATGTACTTTACTCATGACCAGTCTGGTGCTGGAGATGCTACTTCATCAGTAGCTCTTGGCTCTTTACCAGCAGGAAAAGTAAAAGTATTACTTTCTTCTTCAAATGCATATGTAAACTGGACTACTGGTTCAGCTACATTAGATCTAGGTTGGGATGCGTACACTGACGGAGATGGCAACAGCGTAGCTGCTGACGCAGACGGTCTTGTTGATGGCTTAAACGTTGATACTGCAGGTCAATTCTCTTTCGGAGCTGACCAAGCTGCTACTGGAGGTACTTATACTTTCAATAGTAAAAGCGGTGTCACTATTAGAGCTACTTCACAAGATACTGCAATAGCAGACGGTGACGATCTAGTAGGCTACATTTTATATGTAGTTGACTAAACTCAAAAAACTTGTGGGGGTA